TTCATTTATCCAGTTCAGTTTATCGGCTTTGGCTTTTTCTGCCCTGATAATATCCTGGGCCGAACTTTTAGCATCACCAGCAATACGATCATAGGCATTGCTTATTTTAACCCGCATGAGATCAAATTCTTTTGCGGACCTGATGCCTAAATCTTTGTAGGATTTTTCTATATTAAGGGCGGTTTGTGTGGCATCTTTTAAAAGGCGTTTTTGAGCGCGGGTGTAGGGCGTAAAATCGAGACCAACTTCATAAAAAATAGTTCCCACTGAATGTCCGGCCATTATCCATTCTCCAAAATACTCTTAACCTCTGATTTGGATTTTTCAAGAGCAGGCCGCATAAATGGAGTATAGAATTCCACAATTGCAGCATAATAAGCGTAATAATCACCGGCATAGACACGCACCCGGCCAAAATTAGCGAGAGCGGTCAGGTTTAGCTCAGTCCCGAATTTCTCTTTTTTCTCAACAACCCTAATTGATTTCTTTAAAGCCCCGCCATCCCTTTTAGTCCATGGCTGGCCAGCATATACCCCGGTTTTATACATTGGCCGGGATATTGTCCCAACCGGGCATTCGCTTCTAACATTCTTAGCGATTACTTTGGCGGCCTTGCGTAACCTCTCAATGCTTTTCCTGCCAACCATCGCATTGGCTTTGCCCCAATTCCAATTCTCAAGTCTCATCCAGGCCCCCTCATTCTGCTAATCCACCAATGCCCCAAAGTAACTACTTTTTCAAAACAGGCATTGTCCGTTATATTGTTTCGCCGCATGGCCGCATCAATCGCAAGATGATTAATATCAATCGGACCGTTAAAGCCCATTATTAATTGGTTTCTCACCATAAAAAATATTTTCAAGGCGTCTGCGTTTTCCTCATTCGGAATGACCCGGCATTTATCACAAGGCGGATTCTCGGGAGGATTTCTCCGATTATACATATCCCGGCAGCCGTCGCATTCGGGCAAATATTCAACAACCCACTCGGCGGCCTCGATCAGTTTTTTTCCGATGCTTCCTTTTCTTTGACACCGACCTCGGCCATCATGGAAAATACGCGGTTCAGAAAACGCATAAACACAGGCATCTTGATCAGCTTCAGCTTGTTTTCCCTGGTGCATTCCATGGATACGCCCGGAGCGGAAAAAGCATTTTTCATGCCGGTAATTACATAATCCCAGGCATCCTCGCTTTCCTGCTTTTCTTCCTCTGCCGATAAATCCTCATAATACCTAACCCGCTCCATAGACCTGGTCGCCGGATTTAAAACCATTTTATATTGCCGCTTTCTATCCTTGCGACGTTCCTCCCAAAAAGGCACCATGCTCCTTATTCTAAATTCAGCAGCGCCCTTCTCCGGTTTATCATATTCAATCTCTCCGCTTGACGGATCGATACGGCTATTAAAAAATGCGTACCAGTCCCCCTGCTCTTCGGATTCAATATTAAATACTGTCATAAGTCCCCTTTAGCTTACGCGCTCCATTTGTTGTGCGGACACCTTCCCGGTAAAATCAATTTTACCCAAAGCGTTTTTATCCATTGTAATGGCATTGAATTTTGTAAGAACAATAGCCCCGCCCGATGCCACCCGCCAAAATACGCTTGTTGATTCATAAAAATAGAGGTTGGTCAATTCGGAATCGGTATTTGCGAGCGCATTCAATGCTACTTGACCATTGGTATCGTCAGGATCATAATTGCCAGAGAAAGCAACTTCCCCGGCATCCCCGATACCGGCCTGCTTCCATTTCATAACGGTATCGCCAAAAGCAGTGTCATCCTGCACCGCCGGTACAAAACCGCTCATCGACCAGGTTCCCATGCCTGCAATTACCGTTGTCCCATACATTACTTTTGCAAGTCGTCCACCTATTGAAGCCATTTTTTTACTCCTTTTTGTTTTTTTTCAGGGCAAAGAAAAAGGCGGTCACGCTGATGTGCTGGCACCAGCATGCCGCCTTTTATGTCTTTCTTGCGTTCCGTTCGGGTGATCAGCCCTCGCGGAAACCCTGATTTTTAATTATTCATTCTTTTTAATTTACCAGACCTTCTTGTCTTTCGACACCGATAACCGTCGTATCAATTCGGTCAGCGTTCGGGAATCGTTTGTGTATCCATTTATAACAATCCTCAAAATCTTTCCCGGGATACCAATCAAAGCTGCGCATACAATAATGTTCCGCAAAAGCATTAATTATCCAGGCAGTCCCGCCCATTTCTTTGGCCTGCAGAACACAAAGCGTTCCGTAGAGATCAAACCCCGGCATATTCTCATCAAACCGAAAGCCTTTTTTCAGATTAACAATGATGCAACATTCATCAAAACACGCCGCCGGATGCGGAAACTTATGGTTAGTGGAAAAATGAAGGGGTATTCTCATATCATGCACCCGCCCGCAAATAGCGCCATCCATATCTTTACCGATAATACCCGCCACTATCCAAGAATCTGGCAGCAATGCAATTTGACTCTTCATTTGATCGATCCAGCCCTGCCTAAAGTACATATCCTGATGCGCTAAAACCCCAATTTCCGCTTCCTCTATTTCCATAATGCCGAGCAGTTTATTAAGACCCTTACATGCGGTTTCGGGCATTTTAATAATGTTGGCGGTGCCCTGTATTTCCGATTGTCTGAAAACCATATCCAGCCTCATCAGATCATTCACAAGTACGCCGAAGGAAACGGTTCTATCTTTCTCCGGCATAATCCATTCACAATCAAGACCGGTGATAAAATGTTTTATTCTTTGTCGCTGATCGCGATATAACATGCATGATTCATCATTTTCCGGCTTTATTCCTTTCTTTGGGATAAAACTACTAAAATCACCCACGGTATGAGCATCAAAAGATACAAATTTGAATTTGACACAACCCATGTATAACGCAATTTTAATCGCAAATATGAGCGAAAACACATTGCAGGGCAGACCGATTTTTTGAAGGTTAAAAACATGCCGCTTCGGGTAATCGGTATAACAGTATTTTGATTCTAAGTCATGCAAAAGCAAAGTGGCTGTTTTAGGCCTAACCATATTCCCGCATTCATCTTTACATTCTCCGGAATATTCGCAATTAGGAAAAAGATTGTCTTGAGATTTTATTCGTTTGTCCCCGCCGTTTTTTTGCAAAGAATAGATCGTATTTTCAAAACCAAGCGCCTCTATCTGGATAATGCTTTGATTGATTGTGATAATGATCCCTTCGCCAATGTCTTTTTTTTTAAGAAATCGCAAAGACGGGCCCTTGCCGATAATCCAGACTGATTCTCCTTTATGCTTATTTTTCAATGCCTCCATTATGTCCTTTCGAATACTATGTTATAATCAACATGATACGCCCAAACCCAAATAATAGATTCCCCGCCGGATGAAGGTTTAACCGTGTGCTCCTCGAGTATCAAATTTGCATTTTGCCTGACCATCCAAATAAGGGATGATCCCGTAAGAGTTAATGCACAATCATCATATACGGTTTTTAAATATGTAAATAAATCCTCGACTTCTGATGAGCTATTGCTTGCCGAAAATAACGAAAATTGAGTAATCACATCCTCAAAGGTATTTTTAAATGTGTATTCCGGCCTATCATTAACAACCTTAAAAACCGAATATGGATAAACTGCGTCTTCATCCGCGATCGTTTTATAAAGCCTTCCGCCAATAGCCGTATTGAAACTACTACCGGCTTTTTTCCCCATTATGGCTTTTGTAAGAGTTTTCATAATTTGTAAGTTCTAATTTTCCATGATTCTAAACCAAATATGGGTGGATCTGTTTCAACAAGATGATATTTTTTTAATATGGGAATCAGCTTTTTAAGATTTTCTTTATAAACCAAACTTGTAACTTCGATTGTTACAATATTGCCAACTTCCATATTTAAATTTAACCTTTTCGCTCTTTTTATACCAAGCGCATCGCATATTTCTGCACAAACATAATCATGCCCCGCTACAATCGCCATTAAGCCGCCTCCTTTGCTATAATATCAAGCCATTCGTGTTTTTCATTCGGGTTGATAATCGAGATAATATTAAAATATCTGTCACCCTTAACCGTGTCGGTAAACTTTATTCTGTATTGCGCTTTAATCTCTGTTCTTTGGTGTCGCACCCGAATTCTATGGGTTATTTCCATGCTCGGTAGCATGGATCGAACAAGTTCCTTTGCCGATACTGGCCAAATTGCCGCCCATATAGTCATAAGATCTGTCCATACGATATCAAAGCCGCCCATGCCATCAGCGGTCTTGACTTTATATTGAATCGTTATTCTTTTATTGAGATCCCCGATCATTAGAATTCATCCCAAAGTCGATGACTCATAAGTAAATTCATTAAGGTTTTATTTTCTACTATATTTGGCATTGTAAGTTTTTGCTCACGGACCGAATATAAATCAGCCGCAATCAATAAAATCCCCGCTTTAATCGGAAATGGCACAAGGGCTGCCGTTGTCCAGCCGCAAACAAATCTAACCACAATGGGATTTGATGGGTAAGGAGTGAATGAGGGCCATGTCTCACCATAGGGTAAAACTATTTTTCCGCACTGATCACCATTAAGCTCGACAAGATAATCGGTAGTAACCGTCATGGTGGTTTGTGTTCCGGCTGAATTCGTATATTTTATATGCGTAACGGATTGAAGGTTTCCAAATGGCAATTTAAAAGAATCACCTGCCGGAAAACTATCAAGATAACAATCCCAAGTCTGCGTTAATAAAGCCCTATTGGTTATACTCTCCGCCTGTTCCGTTGCGCTATTGATAATGTTATTAAGATAGTCATATTCATATAAAGTATCATCGTCAATCCTACAATGCATCATGAGTTCATCAAGCGTAATCGGATATATAACGGGCGCAGTAGCTAAGATTTTTTTCATAATACAACAGCCTTTTCTTTCGGTTTCCGGCCTCTCTTGTGCGGTACGGATGCATTCTCCGGGGCTTCCCTTACCGCAAACTCTTTTACATCACCGATAACGCCAGCGTTAACCAAGATATAAGCATTTTCTTTAGTTATTTTGATAAAATCTCCAGACCTATAAGTTTTTCCCTTCCAGAATATTTCTTTTAAACATATTGCAGATCTCATAAGCCTCCTATTCTGGATGGTGAAAGTTGCCAAAATCCTGGACCCATAGTTTTCTCAATTCAATTACGCTCTGTTGTGCGCCGACGCTTTGATTAATAATAGTTTTCTTTTCATTCAGTTGCGCCTCAAGCGCCATAATTTCCTGCTGAGTCCGGTTAATTTTTATATTTAGATTTTTCTTTATGATATCGGTTTTTTTAACCCACTCGCTTTTTTCTCTCTCCCCATAACCATAAAGAAACATGGTTTTAACTAAATCCGACTCACCCGGAACATAAACCTTAATCCCCATCCCAACCGCTATGCCAATGAAATACTCACAGTTGGGTCTTTGATATTCCCATTCGGTGCCAACACTCATGTCAACACCAAAGATCTGAATCTCTCCGAACCCTAAATGGATAGCATAAGCCAACTGCATAGAAATCGAGTTGGTGATATATGCTCCAAACCTGCCGACAACTTCCTCAATTGGGAATCGTTTACTATTCGGTATTTCGGGCCATTTCTGCTGCATATAGACCGGACAAGGA